GTATTATCTCTTTATTCAAGTCTTCGTAGAGGAGATAATAATTTACTAGCAAGTAAATTATCAGGTGAAGGTGGTCCATTAATGGCTCAAGAAGAGGAACAAAGAAGAGAAGCATATTTAGCAAGAAATTATGCAACACAAAACTCATCAGTTAAACAAAGATCAGTTACAAATGAAGATATTGACTATCAAGCAGATAATAGGGTTGGTTTAGACGCACAAGAACAAGCAGCTACATTAATTGCTCAAGGTGGGGATTTTTATTCAAGGAATGTTTAACAGTAAGTTTTCTTTAAAAACAATGTTATATACAAGGCCATAAAAAGTATTACGGAGAATTGTGTTTGAGTTGTTAATGTTGAATAGCTCTTTAACGTTTTATTATCTTTCACAATCATATCAATGAGTATCTGAATTTCTTTCTTAAAATAAATCTCAGATTTAGTTCTTTTAATTGTCATTAATACTTTAATTCTTTCATAGTATTGTTTACCGCAAATTGAGTGCATATTTGTTAGATCTTTTAAGAATAGTTTTAATATCATTCGAATGTTATTTGAGTATTTTAGATCTGTTAATTTATCACAGAATTTCTTTGCAAGTTCAGGGTTAACTTTCGATAATGTTTTTGCTTCATCAAAGCTATGTTGATCAAAAGTTCTATAAAGTATAATTTTCTTTACAATGGTGTCAACTATACTCTCTCTAGGATCTACATCCTGTTGTGTTGAAACAAAACCATTCTCTGCTGCTTCCTTATCTTCATCGCTTGTTATATCAGTTTTAGTAGTACCAATCCCACCACCAGAATCTGAAATTCTATAATATGTTTCTGCAAAACTTTTAACGCTTTGTGAGATTCTATTTCTACTATCTTGAATAAAAATTGAAACACGTTCTAAATTCCAGTCTCTTATTGCATCTGTCCATATACGAACCATTTCAGTTGATAAGAAGAAGATTGCATTTGAAATTGACTTCTCTCTAAAAAACAAATGAGTCTTAGTAAGGATGTTTAATGCATACTTAAAAACATCTGGTTTACAACCATGCGGAAAAGATTTATTGGCTAAGTTTGAATAATAACGAACCATAAATAAAATCATAGTTGATTTATAAGAATTCATTATTTTTTTCTTCAAAAAATAATGCATTAAAAAAATATAGAACATTGCTTGAGGATCATTGTGTAGTTTAAAAGCTGCTTCTTTTCTACCTTTCCAAGTTCTCTTTACAAACTGTTTAATATCATAATCTGTTAATTTAGTTGCGTAAAGTAGAGATGCATAATGTGATTTGTGTGGTGGAAAGAAACAAGGTTCTGACATACCACTCAAACTTCTAGTAACATTTGTGTTAATTTCTTTAATTAACTTTTCATTATCTATCTTAGCTTGTTGTAGTAGAATTTCCATTTTAAATTACCCTTACTGAAATATCTTCTTTTCTGAAATAAACATACTCAGGACCATAACTCAGTAATTCTTCTTGAGTGAAATCATCAATATCAAAATCAAAGAAAACACTTGTTTCAGGTTTTCTTAAACGACAATGACTAACACCTTGAATTTCATTAACAACTGAAATAATTTCTGAACGATAAATAACCGCATTAGTACCAAACCTATCTTTAAAAGCATCATAAAGAGTATCACGAACAAGATCTGTCATAGAACCAATAGTACCACTGAAATCAAGACCTCTAAATACTTCTATCTCAATCTCAAGTGGTATTCTATAAGCGGGCATTGTTATCCATCCGCGTTCTGAATAAATATATTTTTGTGCTCTATTAGTTACATAGACAACTGCATCGGCTGATGGTTTTTCATAAGCAAAAACAACAGCTGTAGAATCATCAATACAACGAAGTAGATTATCTTGATAAGGTCCAGGTGTTTGTGTATTTTCAACTAAAATAAATCTATCATCTAAATTAGCAGATGTAGGTTCTGTTTCTACAATATCAAGAACATCACTTCTTGTAGTTGGGTTGTACTGTATATTAACAAGATTCCCATGTGTATTAGTAAACTTGATATTTGTGAAATCGGTTAACATTCTTTGTTCATCAAGATCTAATGAAGTTAACATTACTTGAAGAATATTTAATTCGAAATCTCTCTTATCAATACCATCATAATAATCTTTTTGAATTACTGGAACATCATATACAATATACGATGTACTATCAATAGTTGTGTTAGACATCATAAAAGATTTTAAGTCACTTCTGAATGTTACCTTGTTTGAATATTTAGCAACAGCCTCATTACTTGGATCATAAATGGTAAAGTTGAAAGTTTGTTCCCCCAATGGAATGTTTGTGTAAGGTGAAAATGTATAAACAAAATAATCACCAGTTGAATCGTTAACCATATCTCTTAACAGACCAGTTTGCTCATTAGAAATTTTACAAGTCGCTAATGCAGAATCAATGGCTGTAGATTTATAACTAAGTTTAAAAATACCATCATTTCCACTTTTAATTACTTCTAATTTATCTGCATAAATATCATAAGTAGAAGTATAACTTGTTTCTAGAGCAGGAACCATTTCTATTTCATAAATGATATATGAATAATAACCAACATCATTTATAGTATCTATATCAATGTTAAATAAAGTATAGTATTCATAATCACCAATAGTTACAACAGTATCTCTATAAATAGTTGTGCTACTTATTGGTACTGTTAATGTTGCATTTCTCATTGGAACTAGATTATAAATCTCTTCTGCATTTGTACCATACAACAAAGTTGTGAACAATGAAATTTCATTTGTTTTTAAATCTGATCTTTTTAAAACTGGTAGAGAATTTTGTGCAATGTTAGCATTAGGCATGATAACATTTAGTATCTTATAATCATTTTCTGAAACAAGTCTATTCAATGCAGTTAATGAATCAATTGAATTTTTACGAATATCTTCTAATGATTCTTCATCCTCGCCACCTGTTGCAGAAGATGTATTAATTGTTTCATATTGAACTATTTCTCTATTCCCTGCAAGAGTTGTGATATAAATTCTGTCACCATCTCTAATCGTACCAGCTATAACATTTCCATCTGTACCTTCTGTAACTATTGCAGTTACTAAAATAGTTGATCCTGGTTTTGGTTGAACACCAATTAAATCGTTACCAAATGTCAAACGTCTACCAACATCTGTTCTTCTTGATACATACCCCTCATCTGTATTTGACATAAGGAATGCACTTGGGTATTCATTCCAAGTTGTATAACCAGAACTTCCTGGTTCTTGAACTTGAACAACCAATGAAGAAACTTTACCACTAATAGGAACATCTAATGTAACAAATTGATATGTTTGCAAATCTTCATCAATTTGGAATTCTTGCACAACCTGTTTATACTGTCTCATTGGTAAAACAAAACTAAAATCAGTAGTAGTAAAATCTACCGGAAGATTATATCTCTTATTACCTTCAAGAACATATACACTAGCTATAGAATTATTAGTTACAGTTACATAAGTTGTGTAATAGGTTCTGAACTCAATAGAGTCACTTGTGTTTAATTTAAAACCAGTTGGTAAATTAAATTGAACGGATGAATCATCAAAACCAAAAGGGATTGTCATTAGAACATTGGCAGTTGAATACTTAGCTTCACTTGTGTTATAACCCAAAAAGGCAGATAGATTTAGAATAGACTCAGGTAGTTGTGCCTTAGTTAAAAAGAATTCACGATATGTAGATAGTTGATAAAACATCAAATTCCCAGTTAATGTTGAAATAATATCAATGATATAACTTAGAAATGATGATTTTGTTAAGTCTACATTTTCAAGTTCAAGATAGCTACGAACTTCGTCTGTAACAAGTTGACGTATTCTATCTCTAGAAAGGTATATTTGACTTGAAATTAAATCAGCCATTATTAATCTCCATTCTTATGCAGCTGGCCAGTCGCATCTTAAAACTGGTCTATATTTTGTTGGTGTAGATATATTAACATAGCTCCCAGACATCTCACCTTTATAAAGTGCAAAATCATAAATATCAAATGTAAAATCATTTCCAGGAGTTCCTTTACTACACTCAAAAAGATAACCAAGTGTATTTTGTGAGTTTAAAGTAAACATATTATTTCTGGAAGCACTATAGACTATACTTAAAGTATCTA